GCCGAGCAGGCGAAGATGGATGAGGTCGTGGTCTCCGATGAGGAGATCGAGGCCCTGAAGTCGTCTGTAGCGACCGATCTAACCCCTGCTGAGTACTGGCACCCGGTAGCCCTCAAGGGCTGGGAGTCGTTCTGTGAGAGCCCTCTACGTCGATTCTACGAGGACACGGATTACGTTCAGGCCTGGGTGACGTGCGAACTGATCCACAGGTGCATCAAGGACAACATGTCCGCAGGCCGCGCTATGCAGCTCAGGATGTACCTGAACGACCTCGGGTTTACCGAGGGTGCACGCCGCACGATGGACATCGCGATCAAGCGCCAGACCGAAGTGGCCGATCCCAAGAAGGTCGTAGCTAAGGAGCGCCTGGACGCGCGCCGTGCTGCCCGGGGTGCCTGATGCCAGCCGTCAGGATCATGCCTGAAATCCCAGCTGATAACCGTACGCTGGGATGGCAGATCCTTGAGTGGATGGTCGACAACCTGGTTCACGGTGTTACCGGCGAACCACTGGAGCTTACCAACGAGGGCATCGACTTCGTCCTCTGCGCTTACGCCATCGATGATGAGGGCCGCTGGCTGTACGACCGTGCCGCGCTCCGCAGGGCGCGTGGTACCGGTAAGTCTCCTCTGGCCGCTGCAATGGCGTGCGCTGAGCTGTGTGGCCCGGTCCGCTTCGGCGGCTGGGATGAGGACGGGTATCCGATCGGAGTCCCTGAGCCTGCTCCCTGGATTCAGATCATCGCCATCACGATGGAACAGACCAAGCCCATCATGGACATCGCGCGTGCTTCCTTCTCGGAAGCCGCCATCGAGAAGTACGGGCTGACCATAGGTATCGAGGCCATCACCAAGGCTCACCGTATCGAGGGCGGCGGTCCTGGTCGTCTGGCCGCGATCGCCAACAACCCTCGCGCTCTTCGTGGCCCGCGCCCTACGGCTGTGTTCGCCGATGAGGTCTCGGAGTGGATCGCCTCCAACGGCGGTCACGCATCGATGATTCGCATTATGTCGAACCTTGCCAAGAACCCCGGTGGTCGTGCTCGACTGTTCGAGTTCTGTAACGCGTTCGAGCCTGGTCTTGATTCCCATGCCGAGCGCACTTATCAGGCGTACGTCACCCAGATCGAACTGTCCGGATCATCTAGGATCCTGTACGACACGCTAGAGGCTGACCCTGCTCTGAAGCTCACCAACATGGATGAGCTGGAAGAGGCTATCCGGCAGGCCGCTGGTGACGCGTTCTGGCTTGACGTTCGTCGTCTGGTCAACCAGGCCCTGGACACGGGTACGTCTCCTACGACGTTCCGTCGTGAGCATCTGAATCAGATCCTGTCGGACGATGATTCGCTCATCTCCATGCCTCTGTTCGATGAACTGGGCCAGAACATTCGTCCGCTCGATATGGACGACGCTGTGACTCTGGGCTTCGATGGTTCGCTGTCCGGTGATGGCACTGCGATCGTGGCTTACCGTCTTGAGGACCATTCGTTCCACCTCCTCCAATACTGGGAGCCTCCGGCTATCCAGGATCCGAACTCGCCGAAGTGGCGAATCGATGAAGAGATGGTAGACGCTAGTTTCAGGGCGTACATGGAGACGCTGAACGTAGTGGCCGCCGCTTGCGACGTCCACCCTTTCGAGTCCTGGGTTTACGCTTGGGAGAAGGATTACGGACAGAAGCTTCAGGCTAAGGCCTCCGCTGCTGGTCAGTTGATTCGGGATAACCGATCGGACCAGCGCGGATTGACGTACCTGTGCGAGGCTCTGGTCAATGAGATCGAGTCCAAGAAGATCCACTTCCGGCCCACCCTGAGCACGCGGACGCACTGGGCTAACGCGAAGCGACGCCTTAACAGGTGGGGTTTCTCGTTCGGGAAGATCACGAAGTCCTCAACCAAGCGCGTGGATATCGTGGCTGCTTCGCTGATGGCGTACTCGGCCGCTAATGCTCTTGCCAAGGACTTCAACCCCAAGCCTAAGCCGCGCCCAGCGCGCGTGCACCAGATCAAGGATGGAGGCCTGAACTCATGGTGATGGACCCTCGCGTGGCTCTTGATGAGCTGATGAAGGTCTATCGGGATCAGTCCCGGTACCTTGAGCGTGCGGACCGCTACTTCCGTGCCGAGCCTAGCTCGGTCAACATGGGTAGCCGTGTCCCACCGAACCTGTACAAGTACCGTACCGCGTGGCCAGCGGTCCGTGTTGCGACTAACGCTTTTGCGGATCGGGTCAAGCTCGAAGATGTGACGTGGCCAGAGGATCAGGACGCGGTAGAAGACTTTCGGACCAAGCTGTCCGGAGAGCTGAACCGCGCTGTTCTTGAGTCTCTGGCCACGGGTACCGGATATCTGCGCACCGTGGACATGGGCGGCGGGAATGTGAACTTCCAGGCCATCCGAGGCCGTGATGGTGCATTCTTGGAGGATCCGGACACGGCCGAGATTACGGCCGTGATGCGCATCCACAGGCCACCGTGGTACGAGAACAAGGGCCCGGTAGTCAACCCACAGAGGGTCACGATCTACGTACCCGGTGCGTGGGCCACGTTCGCTATTCAGCCTAACGTGATGCAGCGCCAGTCCCCGAACGATCCATGGTTTCTGGAGAACGAAGGCGCAGTGCCCAACAAGGGCCTGCTCATGGTTCCACTTCTGAATCGTTCACGAGCTGGCGAGCCGTACGGTAGGGCTGAGGCCAAGGATCTTTACGGTCTTCAGGACCAGGGTTCTCGTAACCTCACTGGTCTGGCCATCGCCTCCGATGCTCT